GCCCGCGGCCTCCAGCTTCTTGACGAGCATCGCGCCCTGGACGTCCGCTCCTTCCATGAGCGCCCGGACCTCCTGGTACGCCTGCCGCTGGAAGTCCTGCCCCTTCGTCATCATCTTGAGCATGTTCGCGAATCCGACGAACTGCTTCTGCGCCTTCTCGGTGGTGAGGTCGATCCCCATCCCGAACGTCACCATCGAATCGGCAAGCTGCAAGAGCTCGTCGCCCGTTCCGATGAAGGCCCGGTCGAGCTCGTACACCTTTTCCACGATCCGTCCGGAGATCTGGTACAGGTTTTCGAAGGATTTGCTCTGGTCGTTGGAACTGGCAGCCGCCGCCATCGACGCCTGCGCGAGCCGGAGGTCGTCGATCGACTGGAGGCCCTTCTGCATCGACCCGACGGTGAGATCCCAGGCCTTCGACAGCGCGGCCGTCGCGAGGTTCGCCGCCGTCATTCCGACGGTGAAATCGAGGATGCGGGAGAGCGCCCCCTGGGATTTCTGCTCCATCCCGGCGAAGGCGTTCCCCGCTCCCGCCGCTCCCCCTTCGAGGTTCTTGATCTCCGCGCCGACCTTCGCAAGCGCGGCGGAGGCCTGATCGTGCGCGGTGATGAGAAGCTCTATCTCGTTTCTTCCCGCCATCTCCGCTCCCGTTCTTCCTGCGCCTGCGCGTCAAGCGCGATTTCGATGTCGAAGATCAGTTCGTCGAGCGGCCCATTTATGAGACTTGAGGGTCGGACGTGGAAACGTTGTCCGAGACCGTCAAGGAGTGCAGCCGTCCCGGCGGTGAGTCCGTGTCGGCCAAAGGGACCCCGGAATCGTCCGCGACCCCCTTGCTCATGAACTTCGTCGCTCCTTCGACGATCGCGTCCACTTCGTCCTTCGTGAAGTCCTCGAACGTCATGAGGCCCCGCCCGATCGGATCCACTTCCTCCCCGATCTTGAGGACGCACGCCGTCACCAGCCGGCGCGCGATCTCGACCTGCCGCTGCGGGCTTCCCACGTCCTCGACTCCAGGCACCGGCCCGAATTGCGTGAGAAGCGCATACGACGGACGGCGAAGGACGACCTCCGTCCCGTCGGGGAAGGTGATCGCCCTCCGCTTGTCCGCCAGGTACTCTCCGAACGTTTTCCCCATCTCATTCTCCTTTCGTTTTTTGAAGCGGAGGGTCCCGCTTCGAACGGGCGCCAGGTTTTACGGAGGCGCGTTCTCCGAGCCCGGCCAGGGTCACGGAGAAAGCGACCCCCGGTTTCCCACAACCGCGACCCTCCGCCCTCCGTCAGTAGGCCGCGAACGTATTCTGGAGCGTGAAGGCCGCCGCGCACGTGCTCCCCGCGTGGTACTCCGCCTTCCCTTCGACCGTGACCGTGACGATGCCCGGACCCGGGACCGCCGTCGGGTACTTCGTGACTTTGAACCTCGGGATCTCCAACTTGAAATACTCGTTGACCCCCGAGGAGATCGACGTGACGCCCGCCATCGTGACGATCAGCGGGTACTCCGTCTCGGCCTTCATCGCCGCCCAGTCCGCCGTGTTGAGGTCCATGACTCCCGAGAACCTTCCCATGCTGCGGAAGCCGTCGCGGAAGAAGAAGGCGAGGGACTTGCTCGCGTTGAGCCGCTCGACCCCGGAGATCTTGTTGTCGAACGAGAACCGCAGACTCTGGAACCGCGGGACCCCGACTCCTCCGATCGACAGGGAGACCGCCGACCACTGGAAGGGCTTCGACGCGACTCCGTTCGCCATGTCCACTCCCCGGGAGGCCGGAGCGTACTCCGCATCCTTGCCGAGGATTCCGAACGTCCCCCGGACGTACCTCCCGGACTCGATCGCCAGCTCGAAGGTGTTGACGAAGGCGTCCTTGTAGAGATAGGCCGAGCTCACCCCGGCGTCCCCCTGGTAGACCAGGAAGGCGTAGGGGGGAAGCGAGCACTCCGGCGACCACTGCCCGGACCGGGGGATGAACTTGTGCATGAAAGCGGATCCGACCGGCGTGACCGTGTTGAAGCCCGTCACTCCCCGGAGGAAATTCCCGAGGGTGAGCGGATTGAGGTTCATGACGACGTTCCCCGCCGCGCGCGCATACCCGAGCACGCGGTCCGGCTCGTCCGGATTCCCCGTGATCGAATCGTCCATGAGCTCGTCCGGATTCGCGTCGAACGTATGATTCGCGAACGGGACGGACCACCAGGACGAAGGCGTCGTGGCGCCGAGCGAGTTCTGCTTGCAGATTGCGAGAAAGCTGTCAGATCCAAATCCAGGCATTGTTATCCCTCCCTCACGCCATGATTCGGGCGTTGATCGTTATATTCGCCGCTGCGATGTATCCCACCGTGTCCTGCGCCGACTCCATCTCTCCCGCAGAGAGCGTGGTGTTGAGCACTTTCCCCCCGAGCTTCCGGTCCGTCTTGAGCGCGGCGATGACGAGGTTCATGAACTCGTCCCTCCGCTCGACCGCCTGCGGAGCGCCGTCCGGATGCGACACCGACAGGAGGAGATTGATGGCGATCGTCGTGTCGTAGGGATCGACCGCCCCGAGCTCGATCTCCTCCCACTTGATGTTCGGGATGAAGATCCCGACTTCCGGATCGGGTCCCGCCCCGATGTCCGTCACTTCGACCGCGACTCTCGTCCTCGACGGCAGTTCCCGGACGAGCAGTTCCCGCACGGCCTCCCGAATCGCGTTGAACTCGATCACCGGATCACCCCCCCTTCGCCATCGCGACCATCTTCTCCGCGACCTGCACGGCGATCCGCCGAGCCACGTCGTCCGGAGGGAGAAGCGGCCTCGCCGGATACCCCGGATGCCTGACCTTCATGACGACCGCCATCGGCGTGTTCGACATAAAGGCCTTCGATCTCTTGTGGTACGCATACGTCCCGAACTTGACGACCTTGATCCACTGCCCCGGCTTGCCTTTCCTCACGACCTGGATGTTCTTTCCCCGGATCATCGCCAGCGGCCCCGCGTACCGCTGCTTCAGGGAGGCCCCGCCAGCCCAGGGGAAGGCCAATGCCTTCGCATGCCTCGGCGCGATCGTCCAGGGCCCCCTCCTGCCCTCGTGGTGCAGCTTCGCGAGCATCGAAGGAGACCCGACCCGGACGTACGACTTCATCGCCTCCATCCGGAAGGACGCCCGCAGCTTCCCGGACGCCTGGAGCAGCTTCGAGGAGGCCCCCTGCCGGCGGGAGAGCTTCGTCCCGGGCTTCATCGGCGCCCACTTGCTCCAGATCCCCTCCGCGGCGAAGTTCTTCCCGATCTCCTTCAAGAGCTCCATCCCGATCGCCTGGAACAGCGGGAGCATGTCCCCCAGGACCTTCTTCACCTTGAAGTAGTCCATCTGATCCCAGTTGACCTTGACCTGGACCGTCATTTCCGCCGCGTCTCCTCGTCGTCGAGCCGGTCCTGATCTACCCGGGCGTCCTCGATGTCTCCCGCCCCGAACGTCGGGACGAATCCATCGACGCTGCTCCAGGGCACGATCGTGGACTCGTCCGTCCCGGAGACTCCCGCGAGGACGACCGTCCCCTCGGCCAGCCCCTTGAACCATTCGATGATCTTCTCCTTGACCTCGGGGATCTTCGCGTCCCTGGAGGCCTCGTTGAGATTCCGCTCGACGAAATTGCAGAACGCCAGGGCCTCGACCTTCCCGGCGAGGACGGCCGGGACGGGCGTGACCGGTACGGGGATCCCCGCCGCCATCAGGTACGAGTCCGCCTCCGAGGAGGCCTCGTCGAGCCATCCGAACATTCCGGCGGAGGAGACACCCGTCGCCTGGAGCTTCGGGTACTTCGCCAGCCATACGTCGACGGTGGAATAGGGTGCCATTTACAGATACCTCCCCTCGAACGGCGCGAGGATCTCCTTCGTGAGCGAGCCCATGAAATCCTTCGCCTGGTCGGAAGTCCGGAACTGCGCCAGGATCTCCTTCGGCGGTTGATTCTCGACGGCGAACATGAACTTGATCGCCCTGCCCTGCCCGAGCAGCCGGTTCGCTTCCGAGTAGTAGGCCAGGGCGTCCGGCGTCATCGGATTCTTGACGTCGGTGAGATACTTGTCCTCGAACAGCGCGACGGCGCTCCTCGCCCATCCCGCCATCTGCTCGTCCATCCCCAATCCGTTCCGCTGCTCCAGCCGATACCGGCACAGGTGGAGATAATCGCGCAGCATCAGGAAGTGCCCGAGGACCCGCTCGGGATACTCCTCCCGGTCCCTCATGACGAGATCGATGTTCCGAAGGAACCGCTCCCGGCGGATCTTCTCGGTGAGGTATCCGTCGTGCGCGATCCAGGTGTCGGAGAGGACGACTCCCTGGCCGACTCCCTTGTTGAGCTCGATCTCGGGATGCTCGTGGCAGATCCCGAAGAACCGGATCCCCTTGTCCGTCCGGAACAGGCGCATCGGCATGTCGGGCTTCATCGCCGCCGGCGGATCCACGGAAAGGTGGTGCTGCGCCAGCCCGTACCCGTTGAGGCAATTCCTCCGGAGGTACTTCGGGATGTTCCGCCACTGGAGCAGCTCCTCGTCCGAATCGATCCAGAAGATCCAGTCTCCCTTCGCCTCCGCGATCGACCGGTTCCGCGCGGCCTCGAATCCCCGCTGCTTCGGATCCAGCGGATCGATCCCCTCGATCACCCTCGCCCCGTACTTCGCGGCGATCTCCCGGGTGGAGTCGTTCGTTTTCGGATCGACGGCGATAATGATCTCGTCCGCGATCCCGCGGATCGACTTGAGGCATCGGTGGAGCATGTCCTCCGCGTTATAGGCGATCAGGCACGCGGAGACGGTTTCCCTCGGCGCCTGGTACGTCATCTTCCGAACGACGTCGACCTCGCCGGTCAGGATCTCCTTGTCGTTCGTGAAGGTGCAATAGTGATGGCCGAGCGGAGCGCCGTCCGGATCCGGCCCGACGTACTTGTAGAACGCCTGGAAGTCCTTCTTCTTCCCGAACAGGTCGATCAGGTCCTGCATCTCGTAATGCCGGACGTGGCAGCGGTACGGGAAGGACGAGTAGGACTGGTATTCCCACGGCCCCGCGGGAGTCGTGAGGAAGATCGTCCCGCCCTGCTTCGCGACCTGTTCGAGCTTTTCCATGAGCACTCCCGGATCGAGCACGTGCTCCAGAACCTCGTTGCAGAGCACGAGGTCGTATTGCTCGAACGCGATCGGAGGAGCATCCATCCCGAGAATCTGCATCTCATCCAGAACGGTGAAGCGGACGTTCTTCCCCTTCGCGTACTTCTCCCGGCACTCGTTCGCCAGGCCGATGTTCCTGGGATTGACGTCCACGCCGTGCACGTCCGCATCGGGAAGGAGGTTCGCGACCCGGATCGTCTGATGCCCGATCCAGCAGCCGTAGTCGAGGATCCGCTTGTACTTCCCGGGATTCGCCAGTAGGAAGGACTTCAGCGTCAGCCATCGCGGTTCGTTGTCGCTTCCCTCGAACTGCGAGACCTGGGCTCCTCCGTGGACCGTCCCCTCGATCGGCGAATCGACCCTGTTGTACTGCTCGCGGTAGGCCTCCGGCGATTCGGTGAAGGCGAACTTCTCGCGGACGTACGCGATCTCCGGCATCGCCAGGTCGAGCGAATCGGCGGGAGCGGACTTCTCGATCTCCCGGCACATTCCGACATCGGACATCCGGAAGAAGTGCTTGTAGAGCCGCGCGGGGGAGGACGACTTCTCCCGGAGGATCCCATCGGCGAGGGCGACCAGGCGATCGGCGACCTCATCCCATCCGAGGCCCGAGGCATGCGCGTACCCGGACCCGGACATCTTCGCCCACCGCTTCTGGTCGTTGTAGAGCCAGTTGATCTCGTTGCAGAAGGCCTGCGTCCCTTCCGGCGTCGACGCCTGGACGTTGACGAACTTCGCCGCGTCCTTGTGCAGCGTTTCCGTGAGGGCCGCGACCGGCGTCGTGACGAACGGCAATCCGCACGCCATCGCCTCCATCGCCGTGATGCAGGAGATCTCCTCGAACTCCGTCGGATAGACGTACGCCCAGGAGCGGGAATAGAGATCGTAGAGCTGCTCCTTCGTGAGCGACCCCAGGAGCTTGACGTTCGGCAGTTCCCGGCACCGCTGCCAGAGCATTTCGTAGTAGGGCTTCATCTGCTCCGTGGTGTTGTCGTAATGCGCGACCATGAGCTTGACCGGCGCCTTCGCCTGCGCCAGCCGTTCCATGATCCCGCCCGGCTTGACGAGGTTCTCCAGGCCGCGCTCCGGCCTCGCGGTGTAGACCATCTGCCCCGGGACCCGCTCCTTCGAGTACGGCGCCGGGAACAGGGACAGGTCGATCCCGTTCCGGATGACTTCGTGGTACTCCGGCGGGAATCCGTAGATCTCCTGGTACTGCTTCTTCTGGAACTCGCTCATCAGGAGGATCCGGTCGATCTGATAGGCGATCCCCCGCATCGGCGCGGCGAACCGCGACAGGGCGAGATCGTGCCCCCAGTAGAGGCAGACCTTCGCGTTGTGCGGCAGGGTCAGCGGATCCTGCCATCTCGACACGATCAGCATGTCCATGTCGCCCGACGCCAGGAATTCCTTCCCGAGCTGCAAGGGGAGATAGGAGACCTTGTTGACCACGATCGGACGCTCGCACGGGGAGAACACGATCACCCGGTTCTCGTTGCCGAACGGGTCCTTCTTCTTCGCGAACGATTCCGCGAGCTGGATCGCGGCGGTTTCCGACCCGCCGAGGGACCGCTCCTTGAGCGTGTTCCCATCGTGCGCCATTCCGGGGGAGACGATGACGATGTTCATTCGTCCACCTCCTCGGACTCCGGCGTTCCCGGGAAGCGAACGATCAAAGCGCAAGAATCATCGTGATACTTGACATCGACGACCGTGGGGATCAAGATCTCGCCCTGTTCCATGACTTCTCCTTCTCCTTTTTTATCGTTCACCGGAGGACCTCCGGCGGAACGTCCTCGTGACACGTCTCGCACTGGACGAACGGGGTATGATCCAAGTCCGGCAGGGTATCCCATACCGTTCCCAGGATTCCTCGCGCATGGGCGTCCTGACAGCATCTCGTGACCCTTCCGTCGCTCATGACCATGACCTGCCCCTTCGTGAGCCACGGGCAGGGGTAGCGGGGATGATCGACCGAAGGCGTCCAGTCGAGGAGCCCTCCCCAGTTGTTCGGATTGAGGATCCCGTCCCTGCTGTACCCGAATTTCACGTTCGGGTATTTCGGCCCGAGCTTCCTCCAGATCCGGATCGTTTTCATCGACGACCCGGCCTCGTGGTCGGTAAGGTCGATCGCATCGGCGCCGGCCTGCACGATCTCCTCGATCAGCTCCTCCGTCGCCAGGAGCCCGTTCGTGTTGAGCCGGAGCATGAGGTATCGAGGCATGACTTCCCGGCATCTCCTCACCATCTCGACGTACCGGGGATGAAGGAACGGCTCCCCGATGCCGAACAGGTTCAGCTCCTCCTGCGTTCCATTCGCGATGAACGTCCGGAGCCACTCCAGCGACTTCTCGAACACCGGCCATTCCATGAGTCCGACGCCCCGGTGCTCCCCCTGGCCCTCGCAGGGGCAATAGGGACAGGCGAGATTACAGACCGACGCGACCTCGAGGTTCTTGATGCACCCCACTTTTCGGAACATGCGGATCTCCTTTTGATTTGAAAGAAGGGCCTCCCGGCGTACCAGGAGGCCCTCCGTTGAAGCGTCCGGACATCCGAGGGATCAGACCCCGGTGGTCGTCGCGGCGTTCGTGTTGATGATGAGCGCGCCGAGCTTGCTGTCGAGGACCTTCTCGACCTCGTACACGCCGACTTCGGAGAACTCGGCCTTGATCGCCGGATCGTACGGCAGGGCCTCGACCGCCATGTTCGGGATCCCGGGGAGGGTCCACCGGAGGGTGGATCCGTACCGCGGGGAAGGCCCGAGCGTACCGTCGGCAGGCGGGCAGAAGAACACCAGCACCTTGTCGTTGAAATACTTCGTCAGCGACACGGCCTGCTTCTCCGCCCCCGCATTGTAGTACCCGCGCGCGACCTGGCACTCCGCATCGACCAGACCACCGATCGACGTGAGCGGAGCGATCCCTGCACCGTGGGGGTACAGGAACGTCCGGATCGCGGAGTTCGTCATGCAGGCGCGGTAGGCCGCCTGCCCGAACAGGACACGGTTCGGACGGATGCCGGTCGTGTCCTCGATCTGGTCCTGCGCGGCCCGGATCGACTGGATCGGATTGCCCGCTCCATTCCACGCGGTCAGGGCGACGAACACCGTCGAGACGTTCGTCCCCGAGGTCGCGTTGATCGCGGCGAACACCCGCTTCTCCTTCTCGATCCGGACGGCATCGACGCACAGCTGCGCGCCGTTCTGCCGGACGTTCCAGATCTCGTCGGCGTTGTTCAGGTCCTCGATCGTGAGGGGGAACTTCGCCGCGTAGTTCTTGCAGTAGTACCCGATCGTCCCGACCTCGAACTGCACGATCGCGGCCTGCGTTCCAGGCGCCCGCTCGAGGGATCCTCCCCGCAGGAACTCGCCCAGGGGGAAGAAGGGGATCATGTTGCTTTGCTTCGTGACAGGGACGATCGGGAACACGAAGTCCCCGATGAGCCCCTGCGTCCGGTAGTTCATGATCGCCTGCGACATCGGGACGTCCACGTGCAGATCCCGCCCGGTCGCGCCGTAGTTCTTCCAGACCACCTGATTCTTGTCCATTGTTCGCCTCCCCCCCCTACTTGATCGGGGTCGGCTGCCCGAAGCAGTCGACCATCGCGATCCCGCCGGAAGCCGCTCCGGTCGTGACCTGCGCGAAGGCGACCCCGGACGTCACGACCGTTCCCGCTCCGCTGGTGGTGTTGGACTGCCCGATGAAGTCCCCCCTGGAGCACGCTCCCGTGACGTACAGGCGGGAGAATCCCCTCCGTACGACGGTCGCATGCTCGCCGGTCTGCTGCTTACCCTGGAGAACTCCGAACACGTTCGTCTCGGATCCCGCGAGGACTCCGAGGGGAGAGACGAACTTGTACTGCTGCGCGGACAGATCCGCGCCAGCGACTACCGTGAGCGACTGTTCCCACATTTCACTTTCCCCCCTTCCCGGGCTTGATGTACTGATTCCACTCCTCGGGATGCTCGTCCTTGATCTTGACGAACGCCTGCCCCTCGGTGAGGCCGTCCCTGGTGTACTTCCGAAGCAGGGAGGCGACGGTGAGCTTGTCGTCCTTCCCCTCGCCTTCCCCTTCACCCTCTCCGCCCTGCGCCTGTTCCTTGAACTCGACGACCTTCGTCCTGGCTTCGAGGGACTTCACGAACTCGATGCGGGGATCGTACTCGCCATCCGAGAATTTCCGGACCCCGCCCTCCATTCCGCGGAAGGACCGGACCAGCCCGGGCTCCTCCGCCGGCAGGATCTTCCCCGCCCGCTTGAGCTCGCCGATCTTGAGGGTGAACTCCCTGACGGCGTTCCCCTCCCGCTCGGCCCGAAGATCGGCTTCCGCCTTGTCCGCGCGCGCAGCTTCCGCCTTCTGCGCGTCGGTCAGCGTCGCGATCTGTTCCTTGTAAACCTTTTCGTCCATCGTTTGACCTCCCTGGTCGGATTCGATGATTTCGTAGTTCTTGATGATCGCGTCTCCGGCCTCGCCGTCATAGACTCGGGCCGCTTCACCTTCCGCCAGGAGCACGGTCTGCAGATCCTGCAGGGACGTGATCGCCGGCATGTCGGCGCCGAGAAGGGAAACCGCTTTCAGTGCCCGGGGAAGCACCTTGTCCCCTTCCGGTAGTTTGAAGTTCCAGTAGATCTCCGCCGATACCCGGTCGTAGTTTCCTCCTCGGATGAAATTCGCCACGACGTCGGGAACCTTCGTGAAGTCAGCGAGGAGCTTCTTCCCGTTCCGGTAGACCTTCTCGACCCATCCCAGGGCCGGAGCTCCGTCCGTCTGTCCGAAGAACTTCTGCGTCTCCGAGTGCCCCAGTTTCAGGGGAGGGCGCCGGGGCATCAGGTCGTAGGCCGACACGATGCTGTCCAGGTCCTTCTCCGAGTACAGGTCGCCGTTCCACGTGCCCGCCGCGAATATCTCGACACCCTTGAGATCCGTCATCTGTCGCCCCCATCTGGCCCTTTGCGGCCATCGCTCGCCTGTTACGAACTCCGATAGCACCCATCCCGCACAATGACAAGAAATTATTCCTCGAAGGATCCGCGGACCTCGGAGACCCGCGTGAAGCCGGACACGAACTCGAACTCCAGGGAATCCAGGAAAAGCTCGCCCTCGTCCGGACGGATGAATCCGATGTCGGGATCGTATCCTCCGGCCCCGACGATGCCGTTCTCCAGCTCCTCCTTGAGCTTGGGAAACTCCGTGACGATCCGACAGGCGTCCTCCGGCGCATCCAGCTCGACCCGTCCGACGACGACGTTCTCGCCCGAGGCGAACGAATAGATCTCGCGGTACTTCATCTCACCCTCCCCCGTAATGCTTCCGGATCAGCTCCCGGATCGTGTTGTTATCGAGCGCGTTCGCGACGAGCTCCAGGCGGTTGATGAGCGCGATCACTTCGCCGGAGGACATCGTGGGGAAGGCGTCCCTGATCTTCGTCACGTCGATCGCCCGGATCTTCGCGGCGGTTTCCTTCCTCCAGGGCTCGCCCATCGGATCTCCGGCCTTGAGCTCCATCGACGCGCCCGCCCGCAGTTGCCGCAAGCCGGCGGGATCGGATCCGGAGGCCTCGGGGAACGAATACCCATGATCGATGGCGAACGGAAGCGAGGTGGAATTCTTCACCATGTAGTTCCGCCCGTGCCGGTCGGTGTTCCCGATCACCAGGTCGAGCACGGAGAACCGGTAGGCGTGTCCCTGGGGCATCTTCGCCCCGCTCCATTGGTAGGCCTCGGTGGAATTCTCCGACCATCTCATCATCGAGCCCCAGCCCAGGTCCTTCCCGTTGAGCGTGACCCGCCGGAAGAAAACGTCCGGGCAGAGATCCGTCCCGATCGCCTCGTCCATCCGCTTCGCCAGGACTTCCCGGTGCCCGAGCGTGAAGGAGGGATTCTGCATCGAGGACCGCATGTTGTAATCCTCGCCCTTGACCGGCTTGAAGGCCCACTTCGATCCGTCCTCCAGCATGATCTTGTAGGTCGCGTTGACTCCGCCGGCGCCGAGCTTGTCGCCGCTTTTCACCGGCATTGTTTCCGGAGGAGACCCGATCTGCGCCTTCTGGTACGACGGCTCCTTCAGGGCCTCCAGCTTCGCCTTCTCCTCGTTCGCGATCCGGTCCCGCTCGGCCTGCGCCGCCCGCTCGACCTTCCGGCGCTCCTCCCGTGCGATCCTCTCCGCTTCCTCCCGCTTCATCCTCGCGGCGTTCTCGATCCGCTCCCGCTCCTTGCGCGCGGCCCGCTCGATCTCGGCCTGCCGGAGCATCTCCTCGGCCCTGGCACGGCCCGCCGTGTCCATCGGGATCTGGTACTTGATCTCGAAGTTCCGGTACTCCCGATCGAGGTTAAAGCGGTCCTTGATGATGAACTTCATCTGCTGCGCGAGGCGTCCCTTGAAGGCCGCCATATCCGCCACGGGGACCAGGCCGCCCGGATACTCCTGATCGAACCACTCGTTGACCCTTCGGCGGATCCCGTCGTTCATCCGCTCGAACTTGAGCTTCTCCCAGGGCTTCTTCCGGACGCCGACGACCTTCTGGCGCTCGAACTCCATCGAGTCCAGCCGGACCTTCATGACGCCCTGATTCAGCGCGGGCCCCTGCGCGCGAGGAGCGGCCCCAGGCCCCGGCACGGGAAGGGCTTCCTGCCGCATCCATTTCTCGATCATCCCCTGGAGGCGGACCTTGACGTTCGCGACCGCTCCCGCCTGCAGCTCGCCCTGGCGCCACGCCCAGTCCGCGGCCTTCTTCCGGATGTTCGCCGGCAGTTCCGCCCATCCCTCGATGTTGTTCTGCGCCTTGAACCTTCCGACCGGCAGACGCTCCAGCTCCCGGGCCTGCGCCTCCTGCCGGATCCTCGCCGCCCTCTCGATTTCGGCCTGCTGCGCGGCCTGGATCGCGGCCTGCTCCGCGGCTCGCCTCGCGACTTCCGCCCGCTGCGCGACGACCTCCCGCTGGATGACGGCCGCCTTCGCCTTCGCCGCCTTCTCGACCGATTCGACCTGCCCCCGGGCGATCTCTCCCTTCGGGAACTCCTGCTTGATCCGGAACCGGACCTCCTCGGGGAAGGCCTCCAGCCAGATCCGCTTCGACAGATCCCAGGGGACCATCTCCTGCTCCCGGGCGATTCTCCGGGCCTCCCGCGCGGCGACGAGCTCGACCTTCTTCGCTCCGAGCTGCTGACGGATCGCCTCGACCTGCTCCTTCGGGACCTTCTTCCCGATCCGTGCGAGCTCCTGCTCCAGGGCGACCCCGACCTCGGCAGGAAGGCGTCCGACGTCCGTCACCAGATCCTCGAGCTTGACGTTCACCATCTCGGGCTTCGGCGCGGCCTTCGCGCGCGGCTCCTTCTGCGGGACCTCTCCCGGCAGTTGCTCCCCGGGGACCGCGACCTTCCCGGCAGGGACCACGGGAGGCGCTCCGGCGGGAGTGGCGAATCCGGACGCCGGTTTCACGTCCACCGGCCCCTGCTGACGCATCTCCGCTTCCCAGTTCTGGTCGAGTCGGGTCACGGGGAGGAGCATCGACCGGCAGTTGTAATGATTCGGCGGGACGTACCCGTTCAAGGTCTGGTCGGTGAAGATCTTCCCGTGAAGGTGACGGCAGATCGTCGTCGTCGCCATGTCGATGATCGCCGAGTACCGGTACGCCTGGACCCATCCCTTCAGCCCCGGGACGTTCATGGTCTGATACCTGGCGAGGTTGTAGATGTCCATCATGTTCGTCCGGGCGACCACTTCCGACCGCGCGGCGACGTTGATGAGGTTCCCGGCCTTGTCCCTGGTCGGCAGGAACTCCCGCAGCGTCTTGTAGAGCCCCTCCTCGAATCCGACCTTCTCGCCGTCCGGCAGGGCTTCCCATCCCGGATGCTCCTTCGCGTACTGGAAAACGAAGTTCCGGGCCTGCTTGAGGATGTCCTCCTTCACGATCCCGGTGATCCAGAACGACCGGCTTTTCGCGTAGTCGTTCATGATCCGGTCCACCTGCGGGTAGAGCCCCTTCTTCCCGGCTGCGGCCTCCGCCTCCGGCATCGCGGCGAACGTCCGCGGCTTGAGCCCGAGCTCCTTCTCCAGATGGGAAACTCCGAGAGCACTCGCTCCCTGGAGCATCTTCAGGACGGCCCTTTTGATTCCCCCGGCGTCGGGCAGAACGATCCGCTCGGGGGACGCTATTTTTTTCCGGCGTCTACCACCAGCGCGCGGATCGGCCCCTCGAAGGCCTCGGACAGAACCTCCATCGCCTCCAGTTCCACTCCGTCCAGTTCCCCGATGTTCTCCTTCCAGGAGACCCGGGCTTCCTGCGCGTTCATGGTCGTCAGGACGTACATCTTCGGCTTCCCGGCCATCATCCCGTCCGATTTGGCCCCACGTTGACCCGTGGCGGACTCTCCAGGCGCCCCCTTGCCGTTCCCCTTGCCCCTGGCCCCCGGATCCGGCCTACCCCCCGCCCCGGCGACCAGCGCCTCGCGCGCGGCCTCCGCCGCCTCCTCCTTTTCGTCGATCCTCGCCTGCTCCTCCTCCGTGATCGCCGGGAACTTGAGCAGATCCCGGACATGGGCCTCGGTTTCCTGCGTCGAAGTCGCGGCCTGGGCGGTGACGGCCGTCGACCAGGATTCGACGAAGGCCTTCCGGTCCTCCTCCCTCATCGGATTGAGGATGAACCGCGGAAACTCCTCGACCGTCCCGAAGTTCATCCGGACGATCGGTTTCAGGACCTGCTCGTTTACGATGTCCTCAAGCGCCCGGGAATCGCCGCCCAGGACCAGATCGAACGTATCCGCCTCGACGTTCGCCCGGGCGAGACTCCCGGTGTCCCCCTGCGGCGCCAGTCCGACGAGCTGCGGGACCAAGATCGCTCGGGCGATCCGGATGTCGCAGGCGTCGACCGCCTTCGAGAAGGTTTCCCCCCGGGTCGCCGCGGCCTCCTTGAACTCGACCTCGAGATCCATCGGCAGGACAGCCGCCATTCCCGCCTGGATGTTCGCGACGATCTGCTTGAACCTCTCCTGGTCGGCGGGCTTGAGCGTCGCCTTCGCTGACTTGCCGATCGTGACCGGCACGCCGAACCGCTCCAGGTAGAGTCCCCAGTACCGGAAGAAATTGACCTTCAAGAACCAGAACCGGTAGGCCGCGCGGAGATCGCTCTCCCCGTAGTGATTATCGAACTCCTTCCGGTAGGAGAACAGCGCGAACTTCTCCAGGGGGAGGTTCACGTACCCGCCCTGATTCTGACGCTGGACGAGTCCGTTCGGCTTGATGTTCCCGTAGACGTCGACCTCGAAATCGAACCGCGTGGGGGATTTCGGACGGAGCGCCTTGATCCCGATCTTCCCCTTGAAGTCCCCCTCCTCGATCATCCGGTACACCTTCTCGTGGACGGAGAATCCGTACTCGTAGGCGGACAGGATCGACCGGAGGGTGTCCTGCACCGTCCCGTCCATCTCCCGGAGGATCTCATCCGTGAAGGCCTGGAGCTCCTCGTCCTCGCACTCGATCTTCCAGCCGGGATGGACGATCGCGGACTTCTTCAAATGCAAGGCCGCCTTCACCTGGTCGTCCTGCCGCATCTCGGTGTAGATCTTCAGGCCGCCCTTCTTCGACGCGAGGGTGTCGGGATTGTACATCCTCGCCCCCCAGTATTGCCCGTATATGTCATCCGACCTCGTGGCGATCTCTCCCGAGAACGGAACCTCGCCTCTGGAGGCCTTGACCTCCTCGGCGTACTGCATCGCGTCCCGCTCGATTCCCTTCAAGAGCCAGTCGACGACTTTTCCCATCAGCTCATCCTCCCCGATTCGGGTCCGGCATGGAGACGGTGAATATCACCGGCTCCGTGCAATAGGTTTCCTCCATTCCCTTCCCTTCCATTCCCTTCCATTCCCTTCCCTTCCTGCGTTAATTTTCGCGACGACTCGACGAGTATTCGTGGATCATTCGACGAATCCTTTAAGATCATGGACTTGCGGGAACATATTATGCCTTCCCTGGAATTCGACGATCATTCGACGAATCCTCGACGAATCCTCGACGAATCATCGGGGAGACTCGTAATCCCGGGCGATCGACCGGTTCCCCGTTTCCACCAGAATCTGCTCCGGATCGAGCACGAAAAGACCGAGCTCCTTGAGCCGGTTGAGCCCGTGGACGAATCCGTCCACCTGGTCGTCGTGCTGCGCGTTCGGGAATCCGAGGATCTCCCGGAGCCAGTCCTCAAGCCATGCGGCCTCGCCGTCCGCCGGGATCCAGACCCTTCCGGATTCGCACAAGGGAGTCGCCGCATGGGATCTCGTCACCTTGTCCTTGTCGGCTTGAATCGGAATGATCGGCAGAACGGTGTCCCGCTGGAATTCCTGGATGAGCATGGCCCCGGCGTCCTTGTCCTCGATGCACAGTTCATCCGCCCCCCAGGATTCGAACATCCGGCCCGCCGCGGCCTTGAGATCCGGATACGTGCACTTCTCCCGCCAGACGTGCCGAAGGTAGATCCCCGCCGTCATCAAGTCAAGCGTGGTGATCGTGGAGTAGTCGTTCTCCTTCTTCGTCTTATGCGCGGAATCGATGATCTGCAGCCGGCGGATCAGATCTCCAGGCGGTTCCCCCACGTACCGGTTGAACCACGACTCCTTGAAGATGTTCCCGCCTTCTGGACGGGGCCGCTGCTGGTACAGCGCGCCGAACCAATAATCCCCGATCGACCGCTTGATCGCGGCGAGGGCGACCTCATCGAACCGCTCCGGACACAAGGCCCGCCCCTTCTCCCGACCGAGCACGTCCTCATCCTCCGCGACCGCCGGAAACGACAGGACGTTGAAGTTCAGGTGCCCCATCTCCTTGAGGATCCTCCCCGTCAAGTCGTCCTCGTTCCACCGCGTCTGGATGATGATGATCGATCCGTTCGGCTCCAGGCGCGTCAAGGCCGTCGACGTGAACCAATCCCAAACGAGATCCCTCCGCGCCAGGGACCGCGCCTCCTGATCGTTCTTGATCGGATCGTCCACGATCAGCACGTGCCCGCCCTTCCCCGTGAACGGCCCCCCGACTCCCGCCGTGCTCATCCCGCCTTCCCGTCCCTGGTATTGCCAGTTCGACGCCGCGCAGACGTCCATCCGGACCTTGATCCCGAACAGGTACTCCCCCCAGGCCTTCGCCTCATCCATCGCCTTCGTCCCCCAGGACGCGGCGAAATTGCCCTCGTAAGACGCCAGGAGAACGCGACGGTCCGGAAAGTGCCCGGTGTACCAGGCGGGAAAGTACCTGGAGGCCAGGGTGGACTTCCCGTGGCGGGGAGGCATGTTGATGAGAAGGTTCCGGGGCGTATCGGAAAACGCCAGGTCGGACAGGGCGAAGTCCAGGAGGTCCAGGTACGGGTAGGCGATCCACTGCCCCCGGGTGACGAACCTCGC